TAAGTTTATTATTTGTGTAGGTAAAATCTCTTCTAGCTATTCTATTAGCAGTTATGAATGAAGCATTATTAAAATACTCTATATTTGACGGTGCATTTCCTGAAAATGTAATGTTTTCGTAAGTATTTGGAAAAAAATTAACAATAGACCTTCCGAGCTTTTCAGTTCGGAAGGTATCTAAATTTTCATAGGCAATACCCTTAGTAGCTAGATAATCCTGGGTAGGATTAGCCTCAGTTGGGAAGGGGTCGTTTTGCGTCCCCCCCGTTGCTGAGTTTTCTATCTTTAAGGGTTTTACCTTATCTGCCATTAAGCTCTACGTCCTAACTGTAAAATTTGAATTGCAAGCTCTGTTGCTGACTTCGCATATCCAACTTGTACGATTGTTTTTCCAGATGCCGAAGGAATAGTTGCTGTGAGAGCCCCTGCCACCGCATCGTCAAGATAATATCTTGAACCAGAAGTCAGAGCTGAGAAACCACTCATATTTCCATTTGATCTTACAAGTACGTTTGCTGTCGCTGAAGCTGCGGTTACTGCTAAACCAATTGCGTATGATTTAGAAGTACTATCCGCTAATGCTTTTGAAACGTTGTCAGCTGCCGAGATATAAACTACATCACGGGCTGCAAGAGCCTCGCCTGCGACGAAAGAATTTTCTACTGACTCAGAAGTTTCTAAGTTATCCCAAGCGGATCCATCCCAAATGTAAAGATTCTTGTTTGAAGAATCATAAACCATGTATCCACCAGTTGTGGAAAATGATGGAGTTGCACTTGGCACACCAGCTACGTTTGGAATTTTAAAAGAATCAAGCTGAGCAGCTGTATCTGTAACAGTAGGAAAAAGAACAGCTCCCGCTGAAGTCATCACGTTATTACGTTCTTTTGCCATAATATTATCTACAACTAATGCACCAGCTGTTTGATTGATTGTTCCAGTTGTAGGATCGTTAAAAGCTAAATCATTTACATCTGTAATATCTTGATTGTTCATATCAAGACCAGTTCCAGATAAAACAGGTCCACCACCATTAACGGTGAAAGATAAAAGAGTGATCTCATCTGTACTAGATGTAAACTCTAAAGGTACGCCGTCACTCGCAATTTTTAATAACTTAACTTGTGCCATAGTTACTCCTTAGCCTTATTAGGCTGTAAAATTGTTGGATCTTCTGGCAACGGCTTAATTTCAAACGTAAAATCATCAATCATCTTATTACTAAGCGATTGTCCAACTTTATTCTCAATAGCAAGTTTATATCTGTCGTATTCTTTTTGTGCTGCCTTGAGCGATTCCTGTATAGCACTGACTTTAGTTAGCCTAAAAAGCTGTTGCTTTATAGCTATCATTTCGGCTTCTTTTTGCATGAGCTTTAGTTCTAAAGTCGCATTTTGCATTTTATGTTTTGCTAATTCTACATCTGAGATAGTTTGTCGCCATTCCCAATATTCAGCTGCGGTTAATTGATTCCTAATTTCCATTAGGCTCTCCTCATTGGTTGCATCAAATTGATAAAAATTTCTGTAGCACTAATAGCGAAGCCTATTTGCTGTACCATACCCGAAGATGGGACAAGATGAGTAAGTGTGCCTGAAGTCGAAATAAAGAGGGGGCTTCCCGTGGTGAATCCAGAGAAGCCCCCAAGGATACCGAGAAAGATAACTTCTATTTGAGTAGATGAAGGCTTAAGGTAACCGAGTCCAAAAATACCGTTGGGAATGGAGGAAATAGAGTTATCTGTTATCTTAGTAACGGAATTTCCCCCAGAAACTTTAACTAAATCATTAACATTTGTACCAATATCTGTTGTAAAAACTGAAGTTACTCTTAAAGACGTTGTAGAAGACGGTCCTGCTGGCCCTACCGGACCTTGCGGCCCTTGAGGTCCAATAGAACCTGTAATACCTGTATCAATATCTTCTAAATACTTTCTTAATCTAAAAAAGTTTTCTTGAACGTAGGGATCAGTAATCTCTCTAAAGAAAAAATCATTTCTAAGAAGCTTTTTACTCACGGATTGCTCCCTAGGCTACCCCCTGAAAAAGGAGTGTGTGATTTTGAGATATTGGCCCAATGAATAACATATCCATTTAAAAGTAAAATTTCTCCCTTTGGCTTTCCTTTAAGCACCCATTTCCAAGGTCCTGCGCTTGGTGGATCACCACCAGTCGTATCCTCATAGGTAATAGTTGTAGGTGTACGGGCTAAAATCTTAAACTCGCGAGTATAGTTATCGTGTTCAAAAGAAATATAATAATCAACAATTCCAGTTAGCCAATTAAAAGAACCACCTAAAGTTGCTGTATTTGCACCTGGATTAACTGTTGCTGTACCAAGTAAATCACTCGTAACAATCTGAACCATGGCGTTTGTCATAATAACTTGCTTATAATTACAGCGAAGTCCTCCAGCGGGGAAACGTCTCCATTCTTCAATCAAACCTTGGTTATTCCAAGCTGCTAAAGGATCATTCCATAAAGGAAGATCGTCCATCCAAGTAATATTATTTCTATATCGAATAGGCTTTAAATCACCTATCACACGGTTGTTATCATTTGACGAACTGATTGCTAAAGAAAGATTTGTCTGATTATCAGCTGAGATTAAAATTCTAGGAACCCATTTTCTATAGAACTTTGAACCAAAATCTAAAAAGCAAGATTTGTAAGTATGCTCGATTACAGTTTGGTCCCAAAGACTTGTGGCTGTTCCTAAAGCAATCTTTGGATCAGTAGCATATTCAATACCATGTTTAAAAACATAGCCTCTTGTATCTCCACGATACATATAGTTACCAATCACTTTAACTTGAGTAGGTCTAAAATTTGTTCCACCTGAAGCTGTGGTAAAAGTACCACCTGGCTTATCATTAGATGGTAGAAAAGGTAAACGTAAGTCAAGAACCCACTCGGTATCATTTTCCTGACTTCCATCGCTCTCAGAAACAGCCCAAGTAACAGTTTGTTCGCTTGGATGAAATGTTCCTGTAAGCCTTTTCTTTTTCGTTTCACTATTAACAAGCGTTTTATAACTTAGGTTTAAATGATCTGAAATGTTTACTACACGGAAACCATCGGTCCAGTAAAATCCATTCTCTCCAGCCCAGAAAAGACCAACATGTGTCTGAACAATTGAATGCTGTCCAGCACACCCAGCTTTGTCGTCGATACGACGAACAATCATCCCGCCGTTTCCTGCATCGTCAAAATAGTTGTCTATGCGATAAATATACTTATCACATAAAACAATTGGTTTATCATAGATGCTTGATAAGCCTCTGATAGGCTGTTCAGTAAATACATTAAATTGTCCTGGCACAGAATCAGGATCACTCACTTTACTCTGACGAATTTCCATTGAAGAAATTTCTGTACCGTCTTTAATGTGAGCCCAATAACCAAAGTCATTAACGATATGAACAAACTTTGCAGTAGGGGGAGTGTCATTGCTAGCAATCCCACCAGTTGTATATAGAGATTCTCTAGTTAAAAGAGTCGTATCATCTGTATTATCTACATACGAAGGAGTTCCAAAGCTTACTGTATTTAAAAGATAGTAAACATCTCCTAAGTCAGTAGTTCTATAAATTTCTACTTCCCAATTAGCTGTATCCCAATTTTCAGGGGTAGCAAAAACTGTGGGCAGAGTAACAGTAGTTGTGTTTCCACCATTAATAGCTCCACCTGTTACAGTGCTCGAATAATAAAATACAGGACCGCGATCAAGGAAAGTAACAGTACCAACTTTGTATTCAAACTTGATGACAGCAGCATACAGATATGAACTACCAACCCCTGTTGGATTCGTAACAGAAAACCCAGCGGGGAGATCAGGCAAACCAGCATTAAGAACACGATAAGATCCAGTATCGTCAATAAAAAACTTTTGAGGCGAGCAAAACGAGTCGGAAGTAAAAAATACATGTTTCTGCCATTCTGAGTCTACTATGACTGAGTTTCCATCCCCATCTGGCATAAATGTCCCAGATGTCGGTCCTACAATCTCAGTCCAGACCCCGCTATCATCGCGATAAGCTCTCTTGTCTTGGAAAGCAATTATCTCGTAGTTAATTTCAGAAAATTTATTTACACGAAAAAGTCCTAAATCCAATTGGTCATTTATAACTACAGAACCCCAACGTGTACGAGGCTTTCTATTTGGAGTGAGAATTAAATTATCTAATTCTTCAGCTGCCTCTGGTCTTCCATCCACATAGTAATCTGTAATACCAAGATAGAAATCTTTTATTTCTAATGGTTGAGTAGGAATCACGCTTACACTCCAAAGTAAAGTTCAAAGTCCTGTACTGTATTCGTATAAATATAAAATTGAGTTGAAGACAGCTTTTCGAGCTTTACTCCAATTGGTTCTTTAGTTGTGGGATCTTTTACAACGACTACATAGTTATCAGTACTCTCACCATTTGGTACTGTTACAGTAGATCGCCAATATCCATCACCTTGATCTGCAAAACTAGCTGCTAACACTGTGAGAGTAGAGCCAAGAAGGTTTATCGCCTCAATTCTCTCACTGTTAACGTCATTATGGTTATGAGTGTTGGAAAGGTTAATATTATCTTCAAGTGCTGGGAACCAAACGCTCCCTAAATCACCTGTTTCTGGAAGTTTCCAACCATTTGAAAGAATAATCATGCTTTCTCCTTAAGCTCAAAATGAGGAGCATCAAAAAGTGAATCGTTCTTAAAATTCAAGTCCCCATTAAAATCAGCACCACAACGAATATCAATTCCAAGCTGTTTTGCAGTTCCTAAGACGAAACCGACAAAATGCAAGAATCGTCCTTTATCGTTCCAATCCACAGGGAAAGGTACAACATCGACTGCTCTTGACGGAAGGGAGTTGTGTTTTGAGTTCGGCCAGGTTTCTTTAGACATGCCCGTTCTAAAAGCTTCTTCTTGATCCTCTTTAGTTCTGTGGCCGCATAGGACTGAGCAATCATAATGTTTTACCACCTCATTAAAAAGACGCTGAAGCTCTGGATGAGCTGTTGCGAGTTTATCTAAAGACTTCTGACCAAAAGCTGGCATCTTACCTCTTAAGTAGTCCTAGGACTACGCCCAATAAAACTCCACTTCCGAAGAAGTAAACTTCTCTTTTTTCATCATCTTGCACTTCTACTTGGCAACTATCTAAAGCCATTTGTAATTCAGTCTTCTGAGCTACAATATCCTTTAATTTTATTCTTGTAGCCACGGGATAGTTTTCATCTACCCCGTAAGCTTTTGTACTAAAAAGTAAAGCAATCGCTAAAATTAATTTCACTGCTTTGTCCCTACTTTTACCGAAGCAAACCAATCAAGAAAATATAAAAAAGCCCCATAAGCCTTTGAACCTTCCACCTTTGCAAGCCATTGATCGTCCTTATCATAAGGTGTAAGTTTCACGACCACTTGAAGAATGGTCATAACTGGCTTAACAAGTAAGCGCAGCGTTCCCATTATTGTGACCAACAGTACAAAGTACGGATGTGTGTTCACCATTGAAAGTAACCATGGTAAAACCGTTTCTACAAAAAATGCTTCCATCATTCCCCCCTTTTTAATTTCCTACTCTATGAATCTCAAATCCTGACCAAAACTGACCGTTTGGAAAAGCATTGATTGATCCACCAGAGTTTTGAAAAATATAAACTTCAATAACATCGCCAGCTAACAGTTGAACTTTACAAGAGCCTTGTAGCATTTGGTTTGTTGGAGTTCCCGAAACACCAGGTTGATTCTCAAAATGTCTTAGTTGAGATCCATTTTTCTTAAGAGTAAATTGTCTTCGTCCTGTGGAGTTTGCTTCAATCTCTGCAATTGTAGTAATTAAATATTCACCACTTACAGGTATTGTTACTTGCCCAGTGCTCGTATTCATAATTCCATGCGTGTCTTTTAGCTTTCCAGTCCAAACTAAAGTTACTTCGGTATTGTTTGCTAAAGACTGCGTTGTTGATCTTTCGTAAATAGCAGAAATCAATTCGCTGGCAGCGATTTGCGCAGGGCCTTGACGTTGAGCTACTCCGAAATTTCCATCAACAGCTGTTACTGCAACTTCGCCAAGAACTCTTATTTCTACTGTTTGACCAGCTAGAAGATAAGCTGCGTTTAACGAACCGCTTACTTCCACAACTTGAGATGCTGTTGCAGTAATCGTTTTTCTAGCAATCTCATAGTCAGTACCATTTACACGAGCGTACATAATTAGACGCTGTGTTGCTGTCCATGAAGCTGCATTGAAAGTTAAGTTTGCAGTTATATCAAAATGTCCTGCTACTGGAGCTGAAAAAGTACTTGAGCTGAAAGTTCCATTATCTGGAGCTACAACACTTGTAAATGTAGCTTTCGTATTTACGTTTGCTGTTGAAGTAAATCCTGAGCCACTCATTCTATTAGCAATTACTCTTGTTGAAGCATCTTGACTTAATAACTGAGATACTCCTGCACCTAAAACAGGTACAGTAAATGAAAAGTTTATTGAATCACCATTTCCATAAGTGAATGGAACAGTATTTCCAATGTCCCCTGCTGTTACAAAGGATGCAGGAGTATTGTACGAATAAATTGATACTGAATTAGAGCTGTTATACACAACCTTTCCAGCATAGTTATTTGTACCAGCATCGACAAAGTGAGCTAGGCCTAAAGAATCTTTATCAGTTTTTAACAGCGAAGTAGCAATTGTTACTGGTAAAGTTAATGTTAAGGCAGTGTTGTTTGGTGCTCCTGTAAAGCTTAATGCGCCTCTAAACTCATATTCAGAACCAACCTTTCTCATAAAGATTGATTTAGTCGTGTTTGTGGTCATAGAAGCTGTTACTAAGCTACTTACGTCTACCCAATCAGTTATCGCGCTTCCGTAAAGTTTAGCTTGTGGCCCAAACAATACGTCATCAAACTTCATTGTGTAAGCAAGAGCTGAAGTTGAAGCCACATGGATAATCAATCGCAAGCTTGAGCAGTTGTAAGGAACTTGTACTTCACAAAAGAATCTATCGCTTACTAGAGTGTGATTCTTAATCTTATAAGGTACTGGCTCAATTAAGCTTGAATTTGTTACGTCGTAAAAATAAACGATTAAATCATCATCTGCGTAAGTTCCAGATGAAATTCCATAGTTCATAGAGAAAGCCAGTACTTTACCTTTGTCACTTGGATCAATTGTAAAATCAATCGACTTACCTTCACCTTGAAGATTTGTCGCAGTCTTAGCTAAAGTGAAACTTGAAACGCCTGAAAGAGGTGAAACCCCTGACGTTGCAAGTGTTAAATTCCCCGAAGGTGAACCACCAGTACCGTCTACTGGTTTAGATCCAGCGGCATCTGCATAACTGGCAAAACCAACTGTTGTAGAAGCACTTGCTTGAGCAGAGTTAAAATAGTTTTTACCACTTCCTCCACCGCCACCAAGTTCTCTCTCAACACCCGAAGGATCTAACGAATAGAAACTGCCATCTGATTTTGGATAAATTTTCTGATAACCAGCTGAAGGGTTTGCTGGAGTTGTAATTTGCTCAAACACCGCTGCATCATCAATTTGCGGAGTACTTAAAATTTTATTTGATAAAGTTTGAGCTGTATTCAGATCAACAAAAGTCTGAACAGCTGCGCCGTCATACACTTTGTATAACTTCTGATCTGTTCTATACCAGATTCTTCCAGGTACAAGCCCCGTTCCTACTGGATCCGAGGTCAAGTTTTCAAGCTGTGCCTTCTCTAATTGTGAATAAACCTTCATTCTTTACTCCAATCCGATTAATCGGTATGAACCAGCTGCTAATGGAATATTAGTTGTAATTCTCACATTAGAAGCAGATGTTGTTTCAATCTTTACATACATAATCTCAAAATTATTTGCATTGTCACGCAATTGCCAAATAGCTGTACGCGCATCGGTAATGCTTGCACTTACGTCCACATTTAATACAGTAATAACACCGTCAAAAACTTGATCTGCGCTAAATTTAGATACTCCAAGTGGTATAAAAGAAGTACCCTTATCAATGTAAGCTTTGAAAGTGTCAGTCGCATAAACTACACGACCGATATTCTGAGCTGAAGATGCTGGAAGAGTTGCAAACGTATAATTTTCTAAACGAGCGCCTTTTAACTCACCCTTGGTATATAAATCGCGAAAGTAATGAGTAGCATCACCAAGATCAGTCCCACTCCAAGTACCAGAGAAAGAAGCATTGGTAAAAGGTAAGAAATCGTCCTTAGTAAAAACATCACCCTTGGTTGCATGAGCAGTACTCTCCAGAATTAGATTTTCACTTGCCGCTGTTCCACCTTGAATTGTTTGTCCACCAGCTCGTCCGGCAAGCATTACAAATTGAGTGTGTCCAGCATCTCCTGTGGTTAATCCAGAAAGAGTGTTATGTGTAATTTCACTATCAGGTACAGAAGCAAGCCAAACCCCATTAACAGCATCATAGAAAAGGGCATCACCTGTCTGCGCCGGAATCGTTTGAGCGAAATCCCTGAAAACTCCAGCGCGAAAAGCAAGAAGAGTAGACATAGCAATGTTATCTGTACCGTCTCCAATTGAACCCCCTAAATATAGGTCCTTAAATCGTAAGGCTGTGGCACCAATATCAAGTGAATTATCTGCTCCTGGTATAAAATTCGCGCTTGTAATTACGTTTCCTGTACCGTTTGGTGTAAATGTAATATCACCATTTAAGTTCGTTGATGAAATTACGTTTCCATCAAGTCTCAAATTATCAATATTTAACTGACCAGTAATACCCATAACTCCGGTCACTGTCTGACCTAGAGTTGTCATTGGACTTTGAACGTCTACTACACCAGTACCATTTGCGACTAGAAGTAAACTTCCATTTGCATTTGTAATACTGATTGTATTTCCATCGATACGAACATTATCAATATTAAGCTGTGTACCAGTAATTACACCCGCTTGAAATGATCCAGTAGTTATTAAATCTTCATTATCAAAACTTATTGTTCCTGTTGAAGAAGTTATTTGTCCTACACCAGCAACATCTGGATCAAAAATTAGCGTTTGTGCATTATCAGTTAAGGTGGTGACTCCAGCTGCTAGCGTACCAGATGTACTCAGGTCGGAAGTTCCAAAAGAAACTGCGCCTGTCGTATCAGTATACGAACCAGGAACCAGAGTCACCGTATCAGCTCCATCATCTACAACTAAAGAAGTCGAAGCAGTTATAATTGCTCCGTTAATATTTCCAGTTGTAGTTAAATCTTCATTATCAAAAGAGATCGCTCCAGATGAATCAGTTATTGATCCACCAGATAATAAAAGTGTGTCGATAGCTACGCTTTGTGAGAAAAACCCATCTTTGAATCTTTCAGTTAAAGTTCCAAGATCATATGTAGCATCCACCGCTGGTCTAAAATTATCATCGACTTGAACATATCCAGTGTTAGGACCAACACCATCACCGGAATTTGCTTTTAAAGTTAAATTTTGATTTGCTTGATCTCCACCATATACAGTTTGACCAGCAAATACTCCTACAATTGGATTTCCGGCGGCATCAAGTTGTGTCCGTCCATCTTTCCAAACATAAAGATCCTGAGTTTGATCTAAAAACGCTGCAAGAATTGAATCTTGTCCCCAATCCATATCATAAACTTTATGCCAGCTTGGAGAAGCTTCGCCCTCTCTTTGTTCCCAGCGATAAGCAGCAGCTTTACCATCGCCATCATCTTGCACAACACGATAGTCGTTAATTGTATTACCAAGAAGAGGAAGAGAAGCTTGATCTGCTACAGAAGCTTTTGTGTTTGGATAAAGTACCGCTAATACCCAATTGATAGCTCCTTCGACATTTGTAACGCCTGGAAGTGCGGGATTAGCATAGGAAAATTCAGCTAAAGTATGTCTATATGGGTGCTGTAAAGCGTTCCATATAGCAAAACGGTGTTTGGTAAAAATCATAAATTACCGTCTCCATCTGGATCGTAATCAACTGTTGGATCAAACGTAAATGCTGAATCCCAAGCTGATTTCCATTTGTAAACGCGCTCTTGTCTTCCAACAACTTGTGTACTTGTTGGGCTTAAATAAACCATTTCGTCGCACATACATGGATCACCATCTTGCGCTCCGATATAAGTTGTAAATATTAAATAAGGTCTACCTTGAACATCAAAAACAATATGCTGTTTTACTTGTTCATGTGCATGAGATTGTAACAGCTCACCAGCTGTTTTTACATCAATATTATCTAGAGGTAGTTTTCCAGCCATGACGGTCTCCTCCCGTTGTTAAGAAAAGAAAGGGGAGGTTTTTCCTCCCCTTTAATTTTAGTAACTAATACTATGGATGATACCGTTATTGCCTGGTTTTGTAATTTCTAACTCACCAAACAAGCAGATGTCCAATAGGTATTGGTAACCTGTTGTATTACGAACTTCAAAGTATTCCAAACCTTCTGGAGATTTTCTTTTTTGGAAAAATCCATTTGATCTGAAAGTCATTGAACCCATATCCAACATTGCAATGATGTCGTCATCCCATTCTTGGATACCAACAACAGTTAGTGCTCCTTTAACAGAAGTGATTTCGATTTCATCCCAACCATAGATTGAAGCTTTGCGGCTTCCATCTTTGATGTTCCAGTTAGCAGCTCCATTAGATTTATCTTCTACTGCCTTGATAACAGAACCGAAGTTCTTATAAGACATTAGGAAGCGGTCTGCTTTACCTTTAGCACGTTGACGAACTTCAGTGTAAGCATCAAACAACTTAGACAAGATGTTTGCAGCTGTAATTGAAGATCCATCTACGTTCACAGCTTGTAGGAATGGATAAGCTAGCTTAGAAACACCGTGAATTGTTGCTCCACCGCCGTTTGCAGCCGATAAAAGCGCATCGCGGATAGATTGGAAGAAAGTTGTGTCTGCGCTATCAGTATATACTTTAGCAGATTGAGCAACTGTATAAGCAGAAACGTCAGCGGCAGCGCCACCACGAGTTGCAGATAGAGTTACAGAACCTTTTTCTAAAGTTCCACCGTTAACATCGATTGCAATTACATAGTAATATGCAGTTGCAGTATTTCCATCTTTAAGACCAACTTTTTGGTTTAATTGGAAACGATCAATGTGGTCTACTTCAATCACACCACCAACTGTTCCATCAACTGTTAATGAAGCAAAATGAGGACCAGTACCTAATTGTACTGATACAGTCATTTTCATCATATCCATGAAATCATCGATAGCGTCAGGAAGAATCTTTAAGAAAGAATCTTCTACTACGCGACCAGAGTGATCCATTAGGTCACGATGGTTGAAAAGCATAGTTCCCCATGCCTCTTTATAGTTATCGATTGAACCACGAACGTATAAGTCTTCAGAGACGTCATTCGCCGCAGTTAAACCTCCCATTTTGATTGAAGATGCACCAGCGGCTTTGAATGGAACAATAATTTTTCCACCCTTCCACTTATCATCTCTGTTTACGTTTGAAAGAATATAATCACGCTTAATCATTTCATCCTTCAGAAGTCTATTCGGAAGGTATTCGTTAAGCATGTCTTGAAATGCTCTTGTAGTTGACATGTTTTATCCTCTTAAGGTTAAGTCGTTAAGTTTTGTCTTAGCTTCCTTAAGTCTTCCACAGAGTTAATCACCTTTTTTGTAGGAGATTTAGCCCCGCTTGACTGGAAAGCTGGTATAACTGGTTTTTGTTGTTGAGAAGTCTGACCTGACTGCCCTTGAGAGTTGGCTTCTGGAGTTTGCGTCCCCGATGCCTGTGACCCTATGAGTGATACAAGTTCTGCTACTAGCTGGCTTGCTGGTGGAGAAATCTTGTGGACAGCCTCATAATACTGTCCTCTTTTAATTACTTCCGTCTTAAACGAGCCTGGTTTACCAGTTCTCGTGTCATACGCCGATGCTATTGAAACGACATCAGGCTTAGACAATTCCTGATTTAACTCCATCGTGACTTGTTGCTGACTTAAAGTTGCCAATTGCTGTTGGAAACTTTGATTCAACATCTGAGCTTGCTCTAATTCAGTTCTCTGCTGCCTTTGAGCATCGATAGCTTGCCTCTGTTCGGGAGGAAGTTCACGATATTGTACCTCGTTAATAGCATACTTAATAATATCATCGGTTGGAATCTGCATAAGGTCAAAGAATTTGCCATAATCTTTAGTTTTTAAATACCCACCTAAAGTCTTAAGACTGGTTTCGACCTCTCCAAATTTATTTTGCCATTCTTGTAATTGCTGTTTAACCTGATCTCTAGAAGATTTAACTTCATCTAGACCATAAGCTTTTTCATACATATCTCGGAATTTTGCTTCTAATTCTTTATTTTTGACGATTGGCTTTACAAAGTCGTCAAATTCTAGCTCTTTATCTTTTACTTTAAACTTGAAATTGGGAGTATAGGGGGCGGCCTGTGCAGCTTGCTGTTCTGTCGAAGTTGTTCCTGCTGGTGATGGTGCTCCTCCATCATTTCCTTTTCCCTCTTTCGTTCCTTCAGGTATTGCTTTACTAGCCTCTCCTCCTCCTGTTGCTTCCGATGCCTTCGCACTCGAATCTCCGGTCGTGACAGTCGTTTCATTCATCGTCTCCATGTTGTCTCTCTTTCTGCCAAATTTCTTTATGGCATTAGTTGTTGTTTATTTAAATTAGGCATAGGTAACTGTTGTTGCTGCTGTCCTGCCTGGCTAGGCATACGCTTCATCATATCTGCTACTACACCATCATTTAAACTTTCTAAACTTTGTAGAGAGTGCCCTTGAGCATCTAACTTCTTTATGAGGTCCATGATTGCCTCATAAGGTAAGCGAACTTGTCTTGTACCGCTTGACGTATTTGGATCTGGTAGATGCATACCAACTGTAATTAAAGACCCACCAATAGGTATATATCCATCTTTCGCTTGTTGTTGAGCTAGCTCTTTGCGCTTAAATTCATCTTCGTGAATTGTTAAATATTGATCGTACAATTGTCTGACTTGTGGAGACAACATCATAAAGTCAGATTGTTTCATTCTGTTTGTAATTTCATCAATATAAATTTTGTTTTCTGCAACTGGAGAAATAAAAGGCATCTGACCACGCTCTAACTGAAGCATGTCATTTTCTGCGTTTGTATAATCAATAGTTAATCTCTTAACAATTGATGTGTTTTTCAAAAAAGGCATTTCTTTAGCTAGAAGTGCTATTTGTTTTGGATCTAAATTTTGTCCTGCATACTGAATTAAATGATTTAGACCTAATTGAGTTCCTAATCTATCAGAAATATCTTCAGACTGTTCTTCGATTCTAATTTGGTATGAAAGAGGTTGTGTGCTTTTAAATTCAGGAATGTTAATAGCTTCGCTTCTTCCAATTGCTACAACTATTGCATCATCTGGTAAATACTTCTTAGCCATCTCTAAATAGGTCATACAAAATTGCTTTTGAAACTCTTCTACTTTCTCAATGTATCTTCCAAACTTTGCTTTCTGACTAGCTGCTCTGAATAGAAGAGTGTAGGGGTCAAGTTGCGCCTGTTGTTGATTATCGATTGAAATTTCCTCAATCATACAAGCTGCGTACATTTCTGTGATCTGACTCTCAATATATGGTAGGAACTGCTCGCCCGACCGACCAGGAAGGATCTGCGGCGGTTGTCCGTTATACGTTATACCTCTTACACCAGGGAGCAGGGCACCTTGAGCAAGCTTTGTTCCACCTTGATAGATGATTTTATCATCTCCAACTGTAATTTGATGTGTGGCAGCTTGTGAAGAGGCACGATTGATCTCTGCCTGATACGGTCGGGCAACTTTTATGATGGAGTAGCCACGAGGATTTGTTGAAAATGTATCAAAACCTTCCCAAATAATAGGCCAAATACCATAAGGAAGCTCATCTTGCTCTAAAATACCCCTCTCAGTACTAATATAAAAATATCCATTAGGATACTGCTTACATGATCTATAAAAGTGGTATCTTACTAAAATTTGCTCACTTTCTTCACTATATTGACGTTTATTTGTATCAAAAACGATAAACTCGTCAGTATCACCCTCACCAATAGCTTTTAATTTATCAGGATCACCCGCATAAGCTAATTCTAGCTCTTTTTTGTCTACCATTTCACGAATGATAACATAGGGAGAGGTTTTCATGGATTTTGCTTGAGGTGCTCTTAGTAAATTGAACCCAGGAATATTTTTAAATTGAAAAGCGCCAGAAAATCTTGGCTTATTTAAGTCTGGAACCATTTGTCCCATCTCATCTACTTTTGGTTGCTGTGTAACCTCATCAATAGCCTGTTCGTATCCGATAAACTCGCCGTCATTCGGATCGTAATAGATGTATGCACACATTTCCCCAATTTCCACAAAGTTATCTACAAACTCTCTAAACTTTTCCTTAAGGTTGTATCTATATTTGGCATCATGCCAAACAGCTGCGTTTAAATCCGCAGCCTTTCTATCCTGAGCTTCTAAATCATTTTGTGGAACTGGAATAACACCTGGAACTTTTGCATTTATCGCTTGAGAATAGCTTTTAGTAATTCTTGGAATATGATTTTTTGTAAGTCTTAGCTTTTGATTCTCTGTTAATTTCTGAGAATTTCTAATCGTCGAATGAAAACTTGTGGTTTTCTTTGAATAATGATTCCCGCTTACAAGAAGAAGATTAGACCGCATCTCCGAAAATACTTCTTCATCACAACTTTCCGCATCTTTATAAGCTTTATTAAGTTCCTCTAGTGAATGTTGAGTCATTTCTGCCCCTATTTAATTCCAGATGTTTTGCTACCTGTGCTCTTTCAAATCCGTATGGATCATCAATCATAAGCTGAGCTTCTTCTGCTTCTAACATTGAAGTCTCATCTGCTAATTTTGTTTCCATTAGATTTGGCTGAGATATTTCAGACACTCTATCTTGAGAGTCCGTCACCTGGCCTGGTGTAGCGGCATCCTCATTTCGGCGAGGATGGAACTTAAAGGTCAAGTCCTGAAATTTAAAATCTTCTATTCCAGAATCCTGACATTGTTTTATTATTCGGCATATATCATCTGCACTCAAGCTAATTTTCGCCATACTCGTGGTTCCAGTATGCGATTTCTTGGTCGAAGTCCGTCCACCCTGCTTCGTCACTGGATTTATGTCCGACATATTCCCCCCTACGCTGTCGTATCTGATCTTCAATAATTTCTTTTTCAGTTAAAGGTCTAGTGATTATCTTTTTCTCTTGATTAGAACTTGAGACATCTTTTACTGCTTCCATATCCCACGGTATTTGCATTGCATCATAGCGGGCGGCATCTGATAAATCGTCATCTTTTTTATTGTCAGAACTTTGACTATCTTTCATTAGATGCATTAGTTCCGCTGCAAGTTTTAGATTGTCTGTTGTATCGTCATCAAAAATATCGAGCATCTTAAACTTGAAAAGAGTATTTAAAAGATCCTCACCAGCTTCCCTAGTTTTATCAGCTTTTTGAAAGCTCACTCCATTTCTGCTTGCGATTGTTCCAAAGTCGGCACTAGCAGGATCGTAACAAGCAAGGGTTACTTTAAAATCATTCTCTCTAACCATGCTCATATATTTATTAAATACATCCCCCGCTGTTGTGATCTGACCGTCCCCCCGCCAGCTCTTAATTACAGCTCCTTTTTTGAAATCAGGTCGTACTGCTATGAATACAATAGCTGCTGGATGGTTCTTTTTATCTTTTCCATTGTTTCCCGATCCATAGTCTACGGCTGCATAAATATGCCATCCCTGTATGCTATAAGGCTTAACCACGTTGCTATCATATTCAAAAGCATAGTACGAACGTCCTTCTTCGGTTATAAACTCTCCGAATACCCTACGTCTCACTTCCGTTTCATTCTTACATTTAGAGATAGCCTCGTTAATTTTTTCTATAGTCATAACTCTAGAAGGAGAACCGTCCTCGTACTTTAAGCAATCATACATAGATACTTTCATCTTCAGAGCTTGGGGCAGAACCTTAT